ATTGGGACACTACCGATACGAGAGAAGGGAGTCTCTGCGGCAGAATTAGATGCCCCAGGATGACTGACTCGCTGCACAAAGAAGCGCAAGTTTGCGTAGTTCGTTCTGTCTATCACAACACTAAATGATGTAGGTTGAAATAGATTGATATTTTCAGTTAGATTATTCAATTGCTTTTCCTATTTGATACACACTATTATAAGCATTCAGAGTGAGAAGTCAAGCACTTTAGCAATCCCACGCTTTTCTTGACCAATAGTTCGCCTTAGTCTTATCTTTGCCGCCACCCTTGATGCCAGCAGACCTTGCACAATAAGATGCCTTGTTACCCTTCTGGTCTTTCTTGATGGACATATTGGGGTCACCAAAGTTTACCTTCTTGACCTTACCGCCATCCTTTACAAACACCTTAGACTTCTTAACATCGCCAGCAGATGGAGTGTTGAGGGTGACAGTTTTACCTTGGTAGGTTGCTTCTCTTATTTTCTTGAAAGATTTCATTACCTTCTCTCTTGAGTTCTATTGATACCTTTATTTATACAGTATAACCTTTATCTTTTAGCGCATAGTAATACATTATACAGATTTCGACTGAGTTGTCAAGTCTTTATTTGAGGCATAAAAAAAGGGCAACCGTTGCAGGATGCCCAATAAAAGTGGTGACTTAGAGTCACTTCTTTTTATAGTAAGTGGCGAATGGGGTATCCACTCGCCCTTTTCTATTTCCCTATCTTATGTGAGGATGTTGTCCACACGGAAGATGCGGTAGTACTGGTTAGTCTTAGCGACTGCAAGACCGTCAGCAGGAGTAGCACCAACATAAGGGTTGGATGCCATACCGTAACGAGTCTTAAACCCGATGCGTGGCTGGAAGTCATTCTCGCCAACCGCACGAACCATCTGAAGAGGAACGTAAGGGCAGTAGAAAACACCAGCGTCATATGGGTTAGTGCCTTTGTAACCAACAGTTACATAGTCAGCAACGGCATAGGGGTCTATGTAGACCTTGATGCGACCGTTCAGGACACCAGCAAAGGTGTTGCCTGTATCATCTACTTGCAAAGAAGTAGAAAGAGCAGGAGCGTAGTCCAGCATGCCAGAAGCAACAAGAGCAGTAGCAACGTCAGAAGAACAGATAACGATGTTACCTTTGCCCCTACGAGTTTCTTTTGCAATTACGTTGCATTCACGATCCAGTTGAACCAACAGACCTTTGAACTTCTCTACTGACCAACGACCATCAGCATCGCTGCTAAGATCGAAAACACCAGGAACAGTTACGTTCGCTTGCAGACAACCAATTTTTGCTTGGCTGTTGATTGTGCGAATAACTTCACGGTTGATTTCAGCAAGAATCTCAGTGCTAAGAATGTTAGCAAGTTCTGCTTCAGCGTCAAGACCGTGGATTGCTTTCAGGTCTTGTGCCAGTTCAATGGTGTACTCTGCTTTCAAAGCGCGAGACTTAGCAGTTACAGTTGACTTCTCGATGGTGAATCCCATCTCAGCGAAATCACTGTTGCCAGTAGTTCCCAGTTGCTCTGCTTGTGCAGTAGTCATACCATTTCCAACATCAGGGTTAGAAGTTGAGTCAGGAGCAGCAACACCAGCAAGTCCAGAAGGACCAGTGTTACCAGCAACATTAGCACTATCCTGTGGACCAGAACCTGAGTCGCCAGAGTAAGGTGTGATTGCTTCTTGGAACAATGCTTCAGTTCCAGCAGTTGCTCCACCGCGAGTAGTTTGATACTTGCTCTTCATAGAGAAGATCAGACCAGTAGGACCAGACATAGGTTGAACACCACATACGTCATATGCCATAAGGTTAGGCATTGCTCTGCGAACGAGTGAAATCAGGACGGGGTCCCAGTTTGCTACGTTGCCAGTGTTGTTGCCAGCGACTGCTTCGCTAAGAAAAGACTGCTGTGAACCTTCGGCAACCATTGCTTTCTCTTGGTTCTCAAGGATAGCAGCAGTTACGTTACGCTTGTGACGGTCATCGATCTTGCCAGAAGACTCTTCGTTAAGAACGGGTGACCATTTCTCAACGAGACTTTGATAATTAATATCCATTTTAATACTCCTAAAATTTAAATTATGTTACGTTTGTTTTGCGGATTGCAGAAAGATAGCGTTCCATAGAAGGTGTTGCTTCTTCGCGGAGGACTACTTCCTCACTATGCGATTCTTCAAGACTTTCAGTGCTTGCTATGCTAGATGCAGTGCGAGAAAAGTAGGACTCTTTAACTGTGGCGACCTTTTGAGCGAAAGAATCTTCGTCTTCAAAATCGAGGTCTTCAACTAATGATACAAACTTCTCTACTTGTGTGTCAGCAAGGTCAGAAACCGACTCGCTAATAATAGCGTGACGCTTCAATTCTTCTACTTCCTCACCAAGATCAATTGCTCGCTGTGTAGTGTTGTAGAGACTCTCTTCGAGTTCTCCTACTTGCTCTGCGAGGTCATCGACCAGATCAACCTTTGACTCAGGTACGTCAACGTAAGACTCAACGAACAATCCTTTCAGATTCTCCATAAAGTTCTCAGCGATTTCAGTACGCAAACCGTTTTGGATGGCAACACGGTTCTCTTCCATCCAGTTCTCAACTACATAGTTAAGGTAGGAATCTACTTTTTCTACAAGTTCATCACGCTGGGCGACAATTTCCTCAGCTAGACGCTCTTCATAAGCAGACTCAATTCGCTCTACTTCTTCAGAGAGCTTAGTTTTTAGAGCAGATTCGAAAATAACAGCAGTCTTCTGCTTGAACTCATCGCTGAGTGTCGCTTCGGATTCTACCAGTGCGTTCAAGTCTTCAGAAAAGTCTGCTTCTGTTGCCATTACTGGAACATAACGATCTTCTGAAACTTCCTCACCACCTTCTTGAAAGAAAGCGTCATAGGCATCAGCAAGTTCTTCTTTGCTCATGTCATTGAGGTGATTGAACATATCGCTAACCATTCCAGCTTTGCTTTTCAGGTTAGATTTTTCACTATTCTTCTTGTCCCCTTTACGAGCAGGTGCTTGACCCTTTACGCCTTTAGTAGCAGCATCATCGACAGCGTCAACGCTTTGCTTTTCGGCATTAGGACCATCGAAAGCTTCTTCGACTTCCTGCTCATCTTGGAGTTCGTGATTGTTATCCATATTGGACTCCTTGATTATAAGTTTTTCTTAATAGATGAGAGGAAATTCTTAAACTCTCGCGCCTGTTCTGGATAAGAACCTACACGGGGAGTACAGTTATTTTCAGTCTCTTGCTCTTCACATATTTCCTGTGGGATAAGAACTCCATTACTCCAGTTCCATTCTACACCTTCCATAATTCCATTAACGAAAGCGTTTGGTGCAGATGGGTCTTGTACGATGTCAATCGTACTAAGAGTAAAGTCGTCTTTCACATACATAGCACCGCTACGCTCCACAAGACTACCCATTCCTCTAGTTGAGACACCAAGGTTGACACCACCTTCAAGCAAACCTTTTACAATTTGACCCATCGGAGTATCTAATATTGATGCCTTTCCTACCACATCATTTCCTTCCCAATGGAGATCGGTGATGAGGTGAGATACTTTATCAAGGTTGACTGTTGGACCTTCTGGATGGTTCAACTCGCCAACTGCTCGATTTTGTGATACTTGCGTATCAACATATTTAGCAACCGCATTTTCCATAATTTTCTTTGGATAGATGCGACCGTTTCTATTCTTTGCTTCTGATTGCGCGAATACGCCTTCGATGTAGAACTTTTTAGTTCCATCTTCTTTTTTCTCGACTAGGCAAGTAATGTTGCTCTCGTTGTATTCGGTAATCAGTTTCATGTCAATTCCTTCATTGCCATTTCGATGCCTTTAATAGCATCCTTTTCGCTACGGAAAGTGTCCAACTTGTCACCATCAATGAAGGCGACAAACTTGTTTTTATCTTTAACGATTTCGACAGGATACTTACCCATCTTCTTCTTATAGACAGAATCGCCTTTCTTTTCTCGTATTTGTCTAAAAGATTTCATTAAACAGAGTTCCCGTATTAAGTCTAAGTTTATTTATATGTTTTTTATTTTTCACTCTTCCTCTAAAGAATCTTCAATCTCAGCAGTGATGTCTTCCCACTCTTCTTCGTCAGTTGGGATTTCTTCCTCTTCTGCTTGAGGTTCTTCATATTCAGGTTCTTCATTTTTCCCAATACCATTGTATGCTACATTGGCGATACGAATCTTTTCTGCTTCAAGAGAGTCGTGAATCTTATCGTTGATGAGATTTTCAAAGTGACCCTTCGCTTGAGAAAGATTCTTTTGGTGGATGGCATCGAGCATTGTTTCTACATCACTACCGTGACCTTCATCTTCACCTTCATCGTATTCATATTCATTATCTTCAATCATTGTTGTTTCTCCTATAGTCATAATGATTTATCCTTGTCGTGCTTCTGGTTGTTTTGTTGTCGATCTTTTGATCTCAGTGCTTGAACTATTTTCAGTTTCCTTCTCTGCTTCTTTCTTAGAAGTGCCTATTGGTTCAACTGGAGCAGGGTTTATTTTAGGGACGGACACTGAACCACCGTCACCCTCTTCTTCATTGTCATCTGGATCAATTTCTCCAGAAGCAATTTCCTTTTTAATCTGCTTCTGCATTTCTGCTTTCTCTTCTTTATCTAGGCGCATGATATGAGTCATTACCCAGTCCTTAGATATATATTCGCCAACATACTGAACTGACTGATCCATAAGACTTAGACGTTCACGCAGAACTTCGGCATCTTTCAACTCAGTGTAATGGTTATCTTTGTAGTAGTCAATCCTAATACGATTGCTGAACTTATCAACCCAGTCTACTTCAGTAATGATACCCTTGAGGATAAGTTGCTGACGCAAGATACCAGTAAAGAGTTTTGAGAACCGCATGCGGAGGCGAGTGATAAACTTTTGGAACTTGATCTCTTCTCGCGTAATTTCAGTAGCACGACCAATAGAGTATGCTTGCTCTTGCTCTAGGCGAGAGACTGGTACATTCAACGACTGGTAAACCTTGCGCTGGAAGTATTTAATGTCGTCAATCTCACCAAGGTTGCTACCGCCAGGAAGTGTACTAACTTCTGTTCCTCGTCCACCTTCTCTTCGGGGCAACCAGAAATCATCCAGCATAGTCATATGCTTACGACTGTCTTTCAGTTCGCCTGTGTTGCCATCGTAGACTAACTTGTTACGATAGCGAGTCATAAGACTATTGAGATATTCTTCTGCCTTACCTTTAGGCAACGAACCGACATCAACATAGAATATTCTACGCTCTGGTGCGCGAGCCATACGATAGATGATAAGAGAGTCTTCCATCATACGCAGTTGGTTAATAACGCGCAATGCTTTGTGCAGGTTAGATACAACTTTAGTCCTTGTCTCATCAAGCAATCCTGATGTAACATAACTTACAGAATCGTTGGAGAGTTTTACTCCACTGCTCTTGCCGTTGTTTTCATACGATGAACTGGATATTCCACTTGCTGTTCCGTATGTGCTACCAACCATAGTATCGTTGAAGATGTAAAACTCTTCAACTCTGTCAATGAGTATGACACCATCTTCATTTGTCTTCTTTTTAACGTGTCGGACTTTGCGTATTTTTAGAGAGTCGATGTAACGAACCTCTCGGATACCTGCTTTCAGGTTATTCTTGTCAACTACCAAGTGATGATAGAGTCTACCATCAACATACCAACAACGGAACATATCATGACATCGCTCGTCAAAGTCCATTATGTTTAAAAGGTGTTGGAATTCTTCTGCTACTTTCTTTTTGATGCTCGTAGAAACATCAACCATATCAAGGTCAATATCCACTACAACATCATTTGTTTGGGGGACAACAATCGCCTCGTTAACAATTTCTTCAACTGCCATGTCAACTTCAGGTTGGAGTGCTGCCTGTCGGTACTTACGAATAAGATCATGTTGGTCTTTTACAGTGAGGTCACCGTAAATATCCATTGCCATACCATAATGATTAGTGCCAGAGGTTACATAACCCGCACCATCGTCATCAGTGGGTGGAACCACGGATGCATTGTGAAGAGGTTCAGTCTGCTTTTTGACATCCGCACTTCTTTTTATTTCAAAACCAAATAGTTTTACGCCATCTGCCATCTTTCAATCCTTATAAAACAAAAAACAGGAGAGAGGAAAATCCCCCTCT